AGTGGATAAGTAGTCTACCTCGATAGAGTCAAAGATAACGATAGCATCTTCTGGATTCAATTGAGCAAGACCTGTAGAGATATCGTTCTTCTGTTTAACGACCCACTTCTCAAGCTTCTCAGGATCCATGCGTATATCAGCTGGAGCATTCTTAATTAGAACATCTTCCAGTATAGTTACTTTGTGTCTAGGATAGCCCGCGCGTCTAATGACTCTTTGAATATCCGTAATAACCGTCTGCTTAAAAGTAACAGCTTGAATAGCTGCCAATAGAGATGACTCTGATTGTGCTTGATCTGGATGCAAGTCAAGGTTACCGTAGAAGAAGGTTGGTATGTCAAGATTGATCTCTGTGCCCGCCGCTTCTTGAAAGGGTATGAATACACCATTCTTCTTACGCCATTTAATCTCTTTAGCTGCAACAGGGATATATCTAGTAGGTAGCTTGAACTCATCCAAGATAACTTCTAAACCAAGTCCACCAAACATGAACAGTTGCATCATGATTTGAACTGATAACTCTCTAGGATCGGGAGCTCCTACTGTTGATAACCAAGTAGCATCTAGTACTGCGATAAACTGTTTGGTCTTATCAGCATCGTACTCACCTTTTTCATTAACGAAGTATATGTCAATTTCAGTGTCTGCAAATCTAAGCACTGACCAGATAGCATTTGAACTATCGGCGTCGTACTTCTGTAGGTTCTTTAAAACTGTCTGAGTGTCTCCAGACGATCTAATAGTGGTAGGATCAAAGTAGGCTGAGAAAGTGGCTGGTGAATACTTGTCGCCCTCTTTAACCTCAGTCTGAGTCTTAGGCTTGTTAGATGCTTTAGCACCCTTAAACAAGTTCTTAAGAGTCGGTAATTTTAAAAATTTCAAGTCCTGTCCTTTAGATTAGTTTTCTGGTCCAGTTACATCACTACCAAACAAGCTTCCACCACCGACTGTCTGAGTCTCATTAACTGTCGCTTTAGCATCAATGGCTACACCAGTCGGGCTTTTATCTTGTGTTCTAGTTGAACCCTGACTCTCGCTATCTATAGCAATAGGATTTCTTGCAGCTGAAGAGTGGACACGTTGTGTCTGCTGAACCTCTACAACTAAATCTCCACAAGCAACAAACATGCTAGCACTGAACATTAACAAGATAATGTATAGATACAAATTTACAATCTTTTTATTTATCTGCATACTAGCCTCCAATATTTTGTAGGTTATAGTATGTGCAGACTATCGGGCAATCACTTTATTACAGCGGTTGATATCATAGGTTTAGCTACGTGTTGTGTGCTGGCACCAAAGATATCTATCGCTAACTTCATGTAGCCTAGAGCATGTAAGAAGTGATCTGGTTTAACCTTAACATATCTTACTGCCTCTACCTCATCATCCTTGAGCCTCTGCTTAATCATACCGTGCATGTGCTTCTCAAAAGTATCATACTCATTACTGACGGAGACTGCAATTTCATCTGTAGCTAGAACCTTATCATATAGCATAGTCCTATTGACTGTGACGTCTTGCTCATTTGACTTAAGTGCAAAGTAGTCTTTCTGGTTATCAGAGTAGTAACAAGTAAAGGCCTTGCCTGGTAACATATCTCTAATATCTGCCGAGAGTTTGGTCTGCGGCAGTGCGTCTAGTACCATGCCTACAATGAAGTACTTATAGATAAGCTCTTTGACTCTAGCCTTAATCTTATGCTCAGAGACCTTCTCTGTAGAACATATGACTAAGCCTTTAGGTGTAGGGAAACCTAGGACTAACCAACAGTCTTTACCGAAGTCAATTCCAATGAATAAACCGTAACTCTCAGATGGATCATACTTACCAGGTTTAAGCTTATCTGTATCAAAGATCTGATTAGCATCAATGTAGTCTTCACCCAAACCAAAGTTAACCCAGTCAGAATACAGCTCGTAGTCTTCACGTGATCTAAGTAAGTCAAACGGTCGTTGTGTCTCTGTGTGCCAAGGTCTAACCTGGTAACCTGATATGAAACGACCTGGGTGTTCAGCAACCCACTCCATAGCAGTGTACTCATTATAGTTCATAGGTCTTCTACACTTCTCACACTGCATCACTACTTGATCAGGTCCGATCATAACCAAGTCATCCAATGTAATGTTCTCAAGTGGTACATCATAATAGTCATCGTGTAGGATCTTTACGTCTCTGAAGAAGTCGTGGTTGTTCCAATGATTACAGTGTGGACACTTTTGAAGGTACTGTTTCTTAGTACTAAGTTCAAACTCTTTAGACACACCAAAGTCAGGTATAGTAGGCGTAGAGAATCTCTTAATGATCTTATGTTTAGAGTGTGATAGACGTGAGTTGTATTTACCAACAACTGCCATATCGGAGAAATCGTACTCATCTGTGATGATTGCATCTGCTGGAACTGAAATAGCTGATGAGCTTCCTTTAGTTCCCTTTATATATAAGTAAGACTTTCCTAGTTGTTTGAGCTCTTTTGAGTCTACCTTATAATTCAATAAGTTGTGCATAAGAGGCGCCTCTTTAACGATCTCATCTACACGTGTAGTAGAGAAGTTAAGCGCCATGGTTCTAGTAGGTTGTGTCATGATAACAGTCAGACCTTGGTTACGTACTAAGAAAGCCAAGCCCCAACGAATAATAATTTCTGTTAGTCCTACCTGCGAACACTTCTTAACTACCATCTGTTGAGCATTGTCATTAAGAATTTCTCTTTGGAACTCATGACCGGCAAGTGAGAAGTTACGTCCTAGTAGTTTAGTGTTAGCTTCAATCCAATCAGCATTGGTTTGACCGTGGCTTAGCAGTCCGTAGCGACCCATAAGCTCAGCTCTAAAGTTAGTTATGTAGGGATTATGCATTACCTTGCTCCAAGGCACTTATTACTTTGTCTCGTAATATAGGATCTGCTTCATCGAGAGCTGCAAGAACCGCTTCTTTAAAGGCTTTAACTGCCTCAATACCAGCTAACTTCTCTTCATTACGCATAATAAAAGTAAGGAACTTCTGAGCCTCTTTTACTACGTTAAGGTCTTCAGGGGTTTCAATTGCTGTTAGTGAATCTAAATACGATTGCACAAGCTTATATGCCTTAGTAAACTCGTCTTTGAGCTCGAATTGTGAATCCTTAACATCGAATAATTTCTTAATGTCTTCGCGATATTCAGCATCAACCAGAAGGTCAATAGCGTCTGGATTTTTCTCAATTCGCATCAAGGCTCTGTATACATTGCCGTCTATAATCATGGGTCCGCCCTTGGGTCTATTACACTAAAGTGTGCGTACGGTAAAGGCAAAGGCCAATACCACTTACACTCTGCACACCCTACTACTACGCCTAGATCAGCTAGTTCTTCCACTACCTCTACAGGTAGTTTTTCTTGAATAGCTTTGTACAGTCTTTGCGCTTCATTAGTAAGATGCTCTTCCGGGAAATCTGAGTACTGTTTCAGTCTACTATAGTCGTAGACCTCTGGAGTATATAAAACAAAGTATGCCCGCGCTGATGATGTTAGGCTCAGATACTGGTCCTCCAATAGTATACACCCGCTAAAGTCCAATTGCTTAGTGGGTATTCCGTACTTAGAAACAGCTCCGTCCTGGTCTATAGGTGTATAAGCAATCTCAGCGTTTGGGTTACCATCGTTTATGTTCCACTCTGATTTGAGTGCTAGATCTACGCCTACTAACTTGACACCAGCCTTAACAACTGTAGAGCCAGTAGTAGTCATCCAACAGCTATCCAGTTGAGCACCTTGTTCGACAGTGACACTGCCAGTTTCAATAGCACAACTAACCATAACGGCTTCACTCTGAGTGATCACTTGGCCCTTAAAATCACAGTATTCAATGACAGTGTTTGGTCCAAGAGCTATAGAACAGTTGCTTACACTAGAACTACGGATAGCAATCTTGCCTGTACCGTTAATAGAACAATCTTTAAGGACGATAGCATTGGAAATGAGCACCTCACCTGCGGTCATAACGATATTCTTAGCCTGTACGTTGTTAATAGTAAGCTTGCTAGCTGTAAGATCACACCCTGTAAAGTTAGTTCTAGTAGCAATCATCTCTCCAACTGCGTAGTTACCAGCAAGTAGCATACAACTATCAAGGAAACCAGCTCCTATTGTACCGAGTATATCGTCTTTTTCCTCACACAATATCTTAGTATTCTTGAGATCAGCTCCACATACGTAGTCTGTCTGGTTGAAACGGAGACATGAATCGGTAGCATTAGCGAGAGTAAGGTTACCCCAGTTCATGGCAATAGTGTTTCCCTGTAGTACCTTACCCTTAATAAAGTAGCGAGGCACTGTTCCGTCTAATATATTCATATCAAAGAACTGATTGTCATAGGCTTCGTCACATTCAATACGTGATGCATTCATGTAGTTACGGTCAAAGACTCCTTTGAACTTACCGTGTACTGACTTGTCATCTCCAGGCGAACTCATAGTAGCAAGGTGATATACTCTGAAAGCATTAGCATACAAGAACGTCTTGAAGCTAAACCAGTTGTCCGGACCAATCTCTGCCTCGCCAAATACGGAGTTGTAATGGTTATTGTCACTAAA